GCCACTGGCAGCGTCGGCGAGGGTGCCGGGCCCGTGGGTGTGCGCCGACTCGTTGGCGTTGGTGCCCGCCGGCGTCTCCAGCGTCAACTGCAGCGGGTCCAGGGCCAGCCAGGAGATGGCTGTGGTGGCCATGGCGGTTGTCTGGGCTGTGGTGATCTTGTTCAGTAGCGGCTCCCACTTCGCGACGCCGTCTGCGGCCGTTCCGCTTGGACCGACCCACGTGGCCTGCTGATTGCCCGAGGTCCCGTCCTCGCCCACCAGTTGGGTGCCCAGGCCGGGGATGATCACCGCGTCATATCCGCCATTGGCGTCGAAGTCCCAGACCTGGGAGTTCAGGGTGATGTTGGTGTCGTCGATGAAGCAGGCCGCGGGAATGGCTGAGAACGGCACATAGGTGACCTTCAGCGTGTCCCCGTCGTCGGCGGCGTGGGTGTCGATGGTGGTATCCCCGGAGTTGTTGATGTCCACGACGGCCTTGTTTGTGGCGCTTGGCTGCTCGCCGCGCGGTTCCAGGCCGCACAGGACGCCGTTGGTGTCGTTCCAGACATACTGAACCAGGCCGGCCCGCGCCGCCAGGTTCACGCCGGCCGCGGCCGCGGTGACCTGTTCGTCCACGGTGACGGTGGACAGGGACCCACTGGCCCGCTTGGGCAGGTAGGTGACGCGGACGGCGGTCACGGCGTCCCCGGTAAGGAACGTCAGGCCGCCGGTCGTGAAATCAACCGCCACCTGCTTGGTAAGCGGGGTCTCTCCGACCGGGATCACGTTGAACGCGCCCGTCGTGGTGCCCGCGGTGACCTCAACGGCCACGATGTAGAGCGGCACATGGGCCAGGGTGCCCACGTCCGAGGCGACGGTAACGGCCTCCTCGACCACAAGCAGGGGCTTCGGGGCCGTGCCGGTGAAGGTGTGGGTGTGCGCCGAACCGGCCGCGGACGCGCCGCCGTCCAGGGCCACCGCGTGGGTGTGCGCCGCCTGGGCGTTGGTCCCGTAGTACGCCTTCAGCTTCGCGTTGGTGTAGTCGTACTCGAACTCATAACCCGCGCTCGGCAGCGGGATCAGGGCCAGAACCGTTTCAAGGCCAAGTTGCTTGGCAGACAGAGGTTCGCCGTTGGTCGGATAGGAGTTATCAAAGGCAACCTTATAGACGTTCAGGCGCATGTTGGAGACCTTGCCGGCGCGTACCGGCGTCAAGGTGAGGGCCAAAGCGTACCCTCCTTTCAGGGCAGGCAGAGGGGGCAGGGCCTCAGCCCCGCCCCCGGTGGATTAATGCTCGGTGATGCTGGTCCACTTGACCATGCCGCGGGGCAGGTCGCAGAAGATTTCCGCGTACAGTTGCAGGAAAGCCTCATAGGCCGCCTTATCGGTGACCCGGTGGAGGATCGCTCCGTCCCGGTCGCCCCAATCCCAGTCGCCCAGCCACGGCACGGACATGTGCGCCCGGCTCAGGGCGTACAGCGTTTCCTTGGGCGCGTACTTGGCGGCGATGAAGGGAAGCTGCCGGCCGTTGTTGTCGTAGACCGGGGCGCTGAAACCGCCCTTGAGCTGGACGGTGTTCACGGTCTGCCGGAAGGCGGTCATGTAGTTCTGCCAGGCGCGCCGAACGGCGTGGGGGCCGATCAGGAAGTCGCACTGGGCGCCCGACCGGATAAAGCCCTTGTCCAGGCCCTCCTGAATGGTCACCTCGTCGATTTCCCCGGAGACGGTCAGGATCGTGGGGTTGAAGAAGCTGTAGGCGGCCCGGTTGATGTTCCAGACCGTGTTGTCGGCGGTGAAGATTTTGGCCAGGCCGGTCATCTCGTTGTTGAGCGCGCCGTCCCGCACCAGGTAGTCGTTCGCCGCTGCGGTCCCCGCCGAGGATACGGTGATCTTGTTGTTGTCGAAGTCCACATCGGTGATCTCGACGCCATCCGCGACAACGGTTGCGTCGTCGGCGTCGTCGATTGCATCGATCAACATGCCCTCGAAGAGGCCAACCACGGTATCCAGGGTCCAGACGGTGCTGTTGACGTTGGTGATGGTCGCGATCTTGCCGGTCCCGCCGCCGTAGACCTGCCACTCGACGTAATCCTTGGCGTCGGTGAGCAGGTCTTCCAGGGCCTGGTCAAGCTGGGAGATGAAGCTGCCCCGCTGGTTGGCGGAGACGCGGATCGCCTTTTCGTAAATCCGCATCCGGCCGTAGACGTTCTTGGTGTCGAACGTGGCCTTCAGGGACTTGCGGGGGTTCGGTGTGGGCAGGTTGTCGGTCTCGCCGCGGGCGCCTACACCGCCGACGCGACCGTAGCGCAGGGACGCAACGATGTTGTCACCGGCCACCATGTCGGTGGTCTTGCGCAGCTCCGCCCACAGCGGATCGGCTTCCTCGTTGATCTGGGTCCTCACGCCGTCCAGATACCAGTCCTTCAGGGCGGCGCTGATGCTGCTGGTGGTGATGTCGGCCACTGTCATGGCCCTCCCTTCGGGGGGTCACAGAGAGCCACATGGCCGGACGCCTACAGACCAAGCTGGGCGCGGAAAGCCTGGCTGGCCTCCGCGATGCTGCGCGGCCGGTTCGGTGGCGTCGCCGGGGTTTGACCCGACACGCCGCCCGCGCCAATCAGCGGCGGGGGCTGCCCGCCGGTCCGAAGGCTGTCCACGTAGCTCCGGATGATGGGGTCACGGACGCGCTGGTCCGCAAGGAGTTGCTGGACCAGTTCCTGGTTGGACAGGACGGTATCAACAGTCAGGGGCTGGGGCTGTGCCGCAGGCTGGGCCTGCCCGCCCATGTAGCCCCTGGCGATGCGGTACGCGTGGTACATGGTGTCGGGGCGCTCGTAGAGCGACGGATCGGCAGCCAGGACGTGGTACATCATCTGGCGCAGGTTGGGATCGTCCATGCCGGGGTACAGGTCCGGCCGGGTGGTCATCTGCTCCAACTGCTGGTTGTACGACTCCGCGGCGCGCTGCTGCTCAATCCACTCCTGGTACTCCGGGGCCAGCCCTTGCTGCGGCTGTTGTTGCGCCACCTGCTGGACCTGTTGCTGGATCTGCCCGGCCAACTGCGCCAAAACCGGGGTCAGAACGGCGCCCAGGGCTTTCGGCCCGTCCTCGTATAGCTGGGCAGTGAACTGCTCGGCATCGACCTGGCTGAGGGCCTGGCTGACAAGCTGCCCCACGTCCAGGGGCTGGGGCTGAGCCGGTGGCTGCTGGGCGGGTTGCGGGGCCGGCTGCCCGGGCTGCTGGGGCTGCTGCTGCGGTTGCTGGCGCTGGCCGCGGGTCAAGCGCGTGATGGTTGCCTGCTGCTCCCGCCAGTCGCCGTAGAGACTGCGTAGGGCCTGTGCCAGCGCGGGATCGGTGTCTGGTGTGATCTGCACCTGGCGCCCGCTGAAGTCCAGGACTTCGGGCTGGGGGGGCTGCGCCGCCGGCGGCGGGGTCTGGCCCGGCATGGGCGGAGGCTGCTGGCCGGGCTGCTGCCCAAAGGGGTTCGGCGGTTGCCCCGGTTGCTGGCCCGGTGCCGGCTCCTGTCCGGCCGGCTGTCCAGGCGGGGTCTGGCCCGGCGCGGGTGGAGGCTGCTGGCCCGGTGCGGGCGGTTGATCGAGCAGGGGATGCTGGCCAGGGCCCCAGAAGCGCCGGGCGCCGGGCTGCTGGCCGGGGGAAGGGGGCTGGCCGCCCGGTTCTCCGGGCTGCCCGCCAGGTTCTGCGGTGGTGCCGCCGGGTGCCGCGCCGGGAGCGCCCGCAGGCGCCCCGGCTGGCGGGTCCTCGCCGCCGGAAATGGGTCCGCGATACCAGGGCTGGACCGCGAGCAACTGCCGCAGTTCCTGCGGCGTCAGGCTGTCGATATGCATGTGGTAGCCGTCCTCCTTGGCTGTCCTCCGGTCGCAGGGCGGGCTGTCCTCGGGTCCGCAGGGAAGGCTGTACACGTTCGGCCTGGCCCCCTTGTAGGGCGGCTGTCCTCCGGTGCCCTGGCCCCCTGCAGCCGTTGGCCTGGCCTCCTGCGCCTTTGGCCTGGCCGGGGATTTGAGTCGGTACTGCCGGCGCCTCTGCGCCGTGGGAGCGGCCCCGCCGGGCCCCATGTCCGCCCAGCCTGGACGGAGTGTGTGATCCCGGAGAGGCCGCTGCCACGGGGTAGAAACGCAAAAAGGGCCCGCCGCCGGGTGTTAGCCGGTGGCAGGCCCTCGTGCGGGGCTCAGTGCGCTATTGACCTGACAGGCGCTTATTCACCACGCGCTTGAGTACATCCAGGTTGTGCCGCCAGTTCGGTACGTTCATCTCGCCACACCTGGGACATTTCACCTCAAAGGGCGGCGTCAACAAGCCAAGCTTCTTGCCGCACTTCTTGCAGCGGACTTCGTTCACGCCGCTCCCCCTCAGTTCCGTTGCTCGCCATCCCCGTCCGCCTCGCCCATCTCCACCTGCTGGATGGGCTCGAAGACCATCACGCCGGCCCGGATTTTAACCAGGTTGCGGATCACGCCGTTCTCGCCGATGGTGAGCGAGCCCTTGACGTTCTCAATCTTCGGCGTGGCAAACCCGAACATGCAGCCCGGATGGGCCTTGCTGGCGACAGCCACCGCCTGGGAGTGCAGGCCGGCCACCTGCATGGCCTTCTCGTCCTCGCTCATGCGCAGCCAGTCGCGGGCCTCAACCTCACCCCGCACCTCGAACGCGTCAACCTGGCGGACCACGAAGACCAGGGGCTTGCGCTCCGCTTTCTGGGCGGGCTCGGACATCACTTGCCCTCCTTGTGTGGCAGGGCGGCAATTTCGCATATCTCAAATGTCTTGTGGAGCTTATCGTTTGTCCACCTGGTCTGCTCCGTGCCCACTTCCTTGACCCTGACCAGGAGGTTGTATTCCTTGCCGTGCTCCCAATCCTTGATGACCGGCAGGTCGGTCTCGCTGAGAACAAACGCCGGCCTTTCCTGGCGCGCTGCCGGCATGGCCATGTCGCCCTTCTTGGGCTTGGGCGGTTCCGGAATCCTGTGTACCTTCATTTGCGCTGCGCTCTTGGCAAGCGCCTTCAGTTCCTTGCTCAGCACGGGTCTACCCCCCCTCTACGCCACCGTCCGCTGTTCTGACCGGGCCGGCTCCGGAGTGGGCTGCCCGCCCGGTTGCCCCTGGCCCGCCTGCATCTGCGCCCGCTGCTGGGCCTCGATGGCAAGTTGCTGCTCGGCCGCCGCCAGGTGCTCCTGGTAGTGCGTCATGGCAGCCACCAGGACGTTCGGGTTCGCCGCCGCGGCCTCCTCGAACTCTGAAGTCAGCATCTGCCGCCGCAGGGTTTCGGCATGGACCACATGATCGTCAATCGGCGAGATGTTGGGCAGGATGCCCTGCATGATCAGCTTGATCTCGCGCTGCTGTTTGCTGCGCTGCAGGTCGTAGTCGCTGTCCGCCGCAGACTCCCAGTACCCCATCTCCATGGCTTCGAGGGCCTTTGAGCGGGCTTCTCGGCTGATCTGTCCGGTCTGCGGATCTGCGAGCAGGCCGGCTTGCAGCAAATCCATAACGCGCTTGCGGCGCTGGGCAAGGCTTTCGCCCAGGCCGGACCCACCCTCGATGATCACATCGTCGTTGTTAAGGTCCGACCCGACCCACTCCACAAGCTCGACTTCGCTACGGTTGGTGACCCGGGCCAATCTGGGGACCTTGACGAACTGGCGGTAGAGCCGAAGCCAGTGCTTGGCCTCGCTGACCAGGCCCCGGTGCAGGTTGTTCCTGGTCGGCGCCAACCTCGTATCGTCCTGCTCCAGCAGGATCTCGAGCGCGATGCCGGAATCCGCCGCGTTCGGGCTCTTGGAAACCTTGGCGACATCGGAGACGCCAGAGAGCACCTGGAACTCACGCTCCAGGGTCTCCTTTTCCTGCTGGAACGTGGCCGGCAGCGGCGGAAACTCCATGTACCGGGGCTCTTTGGCTCCGCCCCGCCGCAGTATGAAGATGAAGCCGGGATCGTAGGCGTTAAGCTCCACGTCCTCGATGTTATCAAGGCTGCCCTCTTCGACCATAAGCTGCCCGATGGCCACCCGCTTGAGGTATTCGGCCTCGCGGTTACGCAGGCTGTTCCACCGGCGCTGCAGGGGGATCAGCCTGGGCATCAGGCAGGTGCCGAAGAACAGGCCGGGCTGCGTGATGTTGGGGTAGTGCGTGAAGGGCAAATCGGGCGTCCCGTCCTTGCCGACCATGAACGGCAGGGGCCCGAGGTGGAGCAACTGTTTGCCGGCGACGATGATCAGCCGGCCGTCCGGGAACTTCTTTGAAGAACGCTCCCAGTACTCCTTGACCAGGGCGCTGTTTTGCAGCTTCTGCGAGCGGAACGTGTACTTGCCCGCCACATACTCCAGGCCCCGGGCGCCCACCGAACCGGGCTGCAGGGTCAGGATCTCGACGTGCTCGGGCTGGACATTGACGCCCCACTGCTCCTCGATCTCCTGGACGGTAAAGGCTTTGGCGTGGATGATGGCCCGGTTGTCTTTATAACTGCGGTAGGGGTCCTCGGGGTAGATTTCGGTGTACGGGACCACCGTCGAAACCAGGTCGCCCTCTCGAAGCTCCTGCGTCTGGCCGGTCTCGTCCTGCACCAGCGCCAGCACCCGGCCCTTGTCGCCGTACCAGAGGTTTTTCTTGAAAAACCCGCCCAGGCGCTCGCTCCAGGCGATGCCCAGTTCCAACTGGTCGCTGTGGTCCGTCTCGGTTTCGGTGTACTGGATCACCTTGGCCGAAGTCTGCGCCCGGCTCAGGTCGTCCTGGCGGTCGCTGGCCGGCCGGACCACCCGGCGGGGATCGCCCCGGCTCAGGCGGCTGTGCCGGGCTTCCAGGATGGGCGAAATCTGGTCGAAGACCTCCCGTTCCTCGGAATCGTGGAGCAGGGGCACCTCTTCCAGGTTGTTCGACACGTGGTTGATGGCGAGGAACTGGTCCCCGGATGCAAAAGCAAGGTTCAGGCGCCACTGCAACTCTTCGGGCAGCCTGGCCTTGCGGTATTCGTCAAACTTGGTATCGACGAAGTTAACGTACTCGTCCTGGAACCTGGGCTCGTTGGGATCGTCGGACGGGCCACCGCGGCCCCCGAACAGGCCGGCGACAGACTGACCGAGACGTTGCAGCAGGGCCACGGCTTACACCTCACTCCGGCTTGAAGTCGGCCATGCGATCCTCGTAGTGCTTGCGGCGATGACGGGCAATCGGGTTGTGGGGACCATCGCGCTTGGGCTCCGGGTCCTGTGCGGCCCGGTACTCGCCCCAGTCGCGGGCCATCAGCCTGTCCAGCAGGGCGGCGCGCTCCCGGGCGTGGGTCCAGAGCAGGTAGGTGAGCAGGGCCGCGAACAGGACGGCCTGGGCAAGGAGGGCGGCAGCGAAGGTGGTGGGCGTGATCACGCTTTTGCGCCCTCCTTCGGACTCACATACGTAACCCCGCACCCCCGGCATGTCCCCGCCCGCACGTCCTTGCGGATGCGGTGCTCGGCCAGATCGACCTTGCAGCCGCAGGGGCAGGTAAGGCGTTTGAAGCCGGGTGGCAGGGGTTTGCGGTCCACATCAGCCAGCCTCCTCGCGCCGCTCCGGAAACACGCCCTGATCGGTCACGATGCCGCAACGCATGCCACTCACCGGTTGGAATGGCATCTTGCCGCAGGACGGGCAGGAAGTGTCGATGCGGCATAGGGGCACCGGCGGCGGGTACGGCCCACCGCCGCCGGTGAAGTACTCAGCTTTGAGGGGCATCAGGTCGGCCTTGGTAGGCGGGTCCGGCTTGTCCCAGTGCCAGATGTGCTCACCACAGGAGGCGCAGATAATCTTAAGCATCAGCACTTTCCTTCGGTAGCAATCCCAAGGTCTCAATGACGAGGATGATGTACCGCGCATCGTTTTCGAGGCAGCGGAATTGCTGGTCACGGGGCAAGGCAGCCAGCATGGCCCGGAACCGGGCGGCCGCTGCATGAACAGCCTCCTCCTGCTTTAAGGGGAGAGGCGGCGCGGTTGGGACGGGTGACGGTTGCGATGGCGCGGTTGTTGTTTTGCCGCGGCGGCGCCAGATGCGGTCAAGCATGACGACTAACCACCCCAACCGCACGCAGGCCCGCTTAGCCGCGGGCGCCACTCTTCGGCGATGGTGTAGAACAACTCTCGTTTGTTGGCGGCGTCGGACGCGCCCGGCATAATAGCGTCCTGGGTTGCGATCTGGACCAGCCGGGCCTCAGCTTCGGCAGGCGTCCCGGAAGTCTGGTGATCCCGCCAGGTGGTTTCCTCGCCGCCGGCGGAGATGCAGTGTGTGATCACCCGATACCGCTTTTGCAGCGTCAGGGTTTCGAGGGGGACGGTGCGCTCCTGGGGCGCTGGTGACTGTTGGTGCTCATGACACAAGCCTCTTTGCGCGTCGGCCATAAACCGCTCCATTTGCTGGCGGAGATATGCGTCTTGCATCATGTGACAGCCCCCGCCCTCGCCGCCTTATGCTGCTGGCACCGCGATTGATGCCCCCGCAGCGCCGCCTCGGGATTGGCGTGGTCTGCCAGCGGTGTCCAGCCGCAGGCGCAGGTGTACGGCTGTGCCGGGTCGCACAATGAACCGACAATCACCCCTTCGGCCGGGATGACGGGGGCCAAGTCCTGGTGTTGCTGGGCTGCGGGTGTCTCCCCATCACCACCGCCCAGGACCAGCGCCACGGCCTCCAGGAGCTTTTCGTCGTCCGCGTGGTTGGCCAGGTAGTCCAGGACGGCCTGGCGGGAAAGGGCGCCCGCCTCGAACTTGGCGACCGCAGCTTGGCCTAAAGGCTCTAGCCCGCGGTCGGTGATCTGCATCTGCTGCCGCACCGCGGCCGGATCGGTGTCCGCGCCAAAGCCGAACAGCGCCATGCCGCTGCCAACCAGTTCCCGGGCGCACCGGTCGCAGAGGTGAATCCAGAGGGGCCCGAACGGTCCGCGTCCCATGCGATACTTGGCCTGGCCCCGGCAGAGGTAGAAATACTGGCAGGGCACGGGAATCGTGCTTGGGACAAGGACGCAGGTTCGCGGGCGCTCTTTAATGTCGGGCATCGTTTATCCCCTTCCCACCGGGCACCAGTCCAGCCTGACAACTGGCCACGGGCGGCGGTGTGGCCTCGGGCACCGCACGGTAGACCTCCCCGAGAAACTGTCCATATGAATGCGGGCCGGATAAGGGCATCAGCGCAACCCCCGTTCCGGCGCCCGCCTAGGCTTGAACACGTCGGCCACGGTGCCGCCGGGCTTGGGTACCATGATGACGGGCGCCTCAAACAAACCGTGATGGCTGCAATAAACGGTATCCTCCGGGGTCAGGTCCTTGACGGCCTTGCACTTCCTGCACCGCGGGCACTGCATGATGGTAAGCGTGGGCTCAGCCACGATTTCGCCTGCCCCTCTTTGCCGCGGCGAAATCGGACTCGGTCGGCCCGCCGCTGGGGATCAAACCCTCCGGTTGTGCGTTCGTGACCGGGCGCGGGTGCCACGTCCCTGGTTTGCCACTGTCATCCCGGGGCACCGCCGGAACCCAATGGCTTCCGCGCCGCCCGTCGCTGTTCTGGAAGACCTGCAGGTTCGGCATGTCGGGGTGATCATCCACGACAATGGCCGGCAAACGGTTTCCTGCAGGCGTGACATAGATCACGGTGTCTCCAAGCGCCATCAATATCCACCCTTCCGGCCGCCCCTGCGGCCTCCGCGTTTAGCCATGTGCTGACCCTCCGTTTATGCAGGCTTTATGCTGTCTGACCCTTAAACCGGCTGCATACCCACCGCATACCCCTGCATGACCTGCATCACATCACCGGCCGCCGGGCCCGTCGCTTGACCGCCTGTAGGACGCGCTTTTTGGCTGCCAGGACGGGGGGATCGGATGGTGTTGGTCCCCGGCTGCGCTCAGCGTGCCAGGCTTGGAGGCCGTACCCCGCGGCTTGATACCAGTGGTCGATCTCCGTCTCCGCCACTTGATCCGGATGTTTTTCGTCCGTTATCAGCAGGGGTAACGTCTCAATCAACCGCCGGCAGGTACTGAAGATGCGCACCCGGGCCGCGGGGCGGCCGTCTGGGCCGTCGAACACTTTTAGGTACTCCGTCCACGTCGCGTACATGGCTGCCCTGGCCCCAGGGCCATGCACGGGCTTGATGCAATCACCGACTCCGCCGTCCCGGTAGTAGTCGGTGATGGCCTTGCCTGTCTCCGGGTGGCGGTTGAAGGCGTCCATGCCGGTGACCGTGTAGTCAACGCGCTCCTTTACCGGCTTGGATTCGCCGGTCTCCGGGTCCAGTTCAACCTCCGGGGCGCCAACCTCGCCGCCCATGACAGATAGATCCGCGACCGTCTTGGCCTGGTCGCTGTACGTGACTCGCTCGTCCTGCGCCGTCTGCCGGGTATACTCCCGGTAGATGTAGACCGCGCCCTCCTGATCCGCTGCCAGCCAGTACCACGGGCCCGGGTCCGTGTAGCCAGGATCGTTCGCCCGCCACCGACGCCACCACTTGGGGATCGGGAAGGGCCGGCAAACGTGCGGGCCGCCCGGATTCGGTTTGAACTGCGGGAATGCCTGGCCCTCGAACGAATCCCATTTGCCGTGCAGCAGTTGGTCCCGCAGGTGCCGGGGCATGGCCTCCAACTTGCGCCGGTAGCCGGGGTCCCTGCGCTCCAGGGCCTGGTTATCCTGTAACTTGGCCGGCAAAAAGTAGGCCGTGAAGGGCTCGTCGCTGCCCTCCCATTGGCCGTCCCGGACGGTCTCAACCTCGCCCTCCGGGTCGAAGACGCGTTTAAACCAAGCGTGGCCGATGTTGCCCGGGTTACTGGCCATACCACAGAGCGGCGCCGGCATGTTGACGGTCAGCCGGTTGCGGCTGGTCAGGTAGGCTACCATGGACTCCTCCCAGTGCGTCGCCTCATCGATCAGCAGCAGGTCAAACTGTTGCGACTGGTAACCGTAGACGTCCTTCGGGCTCTTACAGTGCAAGAACTGGATCACCGAACCGTTGCCGAACACCCACTTGTGCTTACCGTCGTTCCACTTCACCACACCGGCCGTCCGCAGGGGGCCGAGCAGGGCCAGCGAGCGGGGAATGGCGCCACCGGGGCCCTCCAAGTCCGGGTACTCCCGGCGGAAGTACGCCACCTGGGCGCCCGGCCAGGTCAAAGCCACGATAGCCGCCGCCATGACAAAGGCATCGGTCTTGCCCCCGCCGGCAGCGCCGCCATAGCCGATGACGCCGGCCACCGGCGGGGTCGGTTCCCCAGCGTCAAATGGGTGAGCTATGCCCATGGCCCGCAGGAACGCCAATTGCCGGGGCTGCGGCCACCATTCCAGGCGAACCTCGGTTGCGGCGGCCGGCACGATCATTCGCCCTCCGGCTTGGCGAACGACACCTTGACCTCGCCGCTGTGCTCCACCTTATCGACGAACATGCCCAGGTGCTGGCCCAACAGCTTCAGCGCGCCCAGTTTGTCGTGGAGCTT